TGTTAAGTCAGTTGCAACGGGAATGAAGATGGCATACGTATTTGGTGCTATAATGTCAGAATTGTTAGATGATAATGTGGAGGTTGTTGAGGTTCATCCGATAACTTGGCAATCATATTTAGGAAATAAAAATTTCACTAAGGCTGAGAAAGAGGCGATTAGACTTGAATTCCCAGGAAAATCAGATAACTGGATCAAAGGAAAAATCCGTGAGCGAAGGAAGCAACGGACAATTGACTTTGTGGGAAATCTGGGCATCAAAACTGAGTCCGATAACGTCGCTGATGCGGCAGGAATAGCGTGGTATGCAGTAAATGAAATTATATGATTCTAAAGAGTGGTGCTACAAGAGATATGTAGTAGAAAAGAAAAGGATTGTGGACATGGCTATGGAAGCCAAGTGCTCACATATGACTATCCAAAGATCCCTAGAAAGATTTGGATTTATTAAAAAGCCTAGAAAGTGGACAAAATAATGCCGTATTCAGATCCCGCAAATAAGCCATGGACTGCTGAAAAGATTAAAGAAATCAATCCAAGCACTGTGCTGGATGTTGGGGCAGGAGCAGGAGTTTACCTAGACATAATCCGTGAACAGCTTGGTAATGGTGTAGTGGTGGTAGCCCTAGAAGTTTGGGAGCCTAATATATCTAAGTTTAATTTAGATAAAAGATATGACAAAGTTATAAATGAAGATGTTAGAAAAGTTGAAAACTTTGACTACGACCTAGTTATTTTTGGAGATGTTCTTGAGCATATGTCAGAAGAAGATGCGGTGGAGCTTTGGGATAGAGTATCCAAGCAGGCAAGAGCAGCAATAATTTCAATTCCAATTATTCACTATCATCAAGATGCACACGAAGGCAACCCTTATGAGATCCACGTTGAAGAGGACTGGAGCCCAGAAAGAGTTAAGAATGCTTTCAGCCATATTGTTGAATCAAAGGAATTTGAAGTAACTGGAGTTTATGTCGCAAGGTTTCAAGATGTTGTTAACTCATAAAGTATTTCATCTTAAAGATGCTGTTGAAAGAGAACAATACGCTTCAAATATAAATAACTATTTACAGAGTCATTCCAAAGAATTAGATATGGATGCTGTAAGAATTTCTAATGATGAAGAGCTTAACAAGTTTATTAAAGATAACCCAGAATTTAATTTAGATCCAAATGGTTACAATCTTGATAATATTCAAGGTTGGCGTTATGGAGAAATTGGAGTTTGGGCTAGTAATTTCTTGGCATGGAAAGAGTTCTTGACAACGCAATCTGATTCTGTTATTCTTATGGAAGACGATATATTGTTTGAAGAAGACTTTATACCACTATTGAAAGAGTATATGAATGAATTGCCTGAGAACTGGGATGCATTTTTCTTTGCAGTCCCGCCAGGACAGTTTCATAAGTATAACTCAGGCTTAGATGTAGGGGCAAATATATGCAGAGTCTATCAAGACCATTGGATGCTTTGTTACGTGCTTAGTAAAAAGGGTGCAGAAAAAGCTATTCAAACTGTGGCGGGAGGCGTAAGGTTACCGTTGGATTGGTTCTTTTTCAGACAGAATCATATATTTAACTCATATGCAATTAAGCCACAGACTAGAACAGCAGTATCAGGTTCTCCAACTGAAACTACATTTCAGGCACAGAGTAGAAAGATTATGAAGCTTGATTCCTAAAATCATCTGGCAAACTTATAAAGACCCACGTGGTAATCTACAGCCATATATGCATGAGGCAATTAATACTTGGATTATGAAGAATCCAGGATATGAGTATAGATACATGGATGATGCTCAGTCTGCACAATTTATAAAAGAAGAATATGGCGACGAGGTTTATAATCTTTTTATTAATCTCCCAGTTGGCGTAATGCGTGGCGACATGTGGCGCTATTTAGTAATTTATAAGTACGGCGGGATTTATGCAGATCTTGATACGCTTTGTTTACAGCCAATAGCAAGTTGGTTAAAGAGTGATAAAAGATTTATAGTTTGTCCAGAACACCAAGACCATTTTTGCCAATGGACATTTGCTGCAGAAGCTGGTCATCCAATACTTAAATCAGTAATTAATCTTATGATTTCAAGATTGAAAAATGCAGATTATGATATGCCACATTTCGTTCATTATTTGACTGGTCCAGGCGTATGGACTTCTGGCATATGCGACTACTTGGGCATTTATAATAATGATCCATACGGTAGAGCAAGCCATAAAGACGGCGGGGAAGGTTTAACTGTTGATATGGAAGCCTTTAATGAAACTGACGTAGCTAAGGAAAACGGATTTTATTGTTATGCAGGGGATCAATGGAGAATATTCCACTGGGAAGCTGTAAGACATATTTACGGTAGCCAAAACTGGAATCATGGATATGTTAAATGGATTGAAGATGAAAAGGTGAAAGGTAGCAGAGATGAAGCTTAGACCAGTATACCCAGATGGTGAAGGTTTTAACTGTAAAGACCTGTATATGCATTCTTTGAATGCCCCCGCAGGTAGTGAAATTTGGACTGCATGCCACGAAATAGCACAGCTTCTAATAGAGAAGAATATTTCTTATGGAAATTCAGCCATTGAACCAGTTAGAATTTTTGCTACATCTGACAATGTAGAGCAATTAAAGGTCAGAATTGACGATAAGATTAACAGAGTAAAGAACAATCAGGGCTTTGCTGGAGACAATGATATTGATGATTTGATTGGTTATTTAATCTTACTTAAAATTGCCATTGACAAGAACGGGTCTGAGGGAGTATAATTAAGTATGCCAACTTATGAATACAATTGTGTTGAATGTGAGACAAAAGAAGAGATCACTCGCTCTTTTAGCGATGAAGAAGTAGTTCCACCATGCCCATCATGCGGTTATAAAATGGTAAGAGTTTTTAATTCATTCGGCATCCAATTTAAGGGTGGCGGATTTTACAGTACAGGCGGGTAACTTGAAAGAAAATAGACCGTGGGGATTTTATAGAATCCTAGACGAATCAAATAACTACAAAGTTAAATATTTATATGTAGACCCTAAGCAAAAGCTTTCGTATCAAAGCCATACAAAAAGAGCTGAGCATTGGTTTATAGTATCTGGCATAGCTGAAGTTACTATAAATGATCAAAAGATGATTGTTGGTCCAGGCGATACTATTGATATAGCAATCGGAGATAAGCACAGAATTGAATCTGGTGAAAATCCTGTAGAATTTATTGAAGTTCAAACAGGAATATATTTTGGCGAAGATGATATAAAACGTTATGAGGATGCTTATGGCAGAGAATGAAGTAGCACTAGCTGGTCAATTTGACCAAATGAATAAAGTTATTGAAGAACTGCTCAAGGGAAATTCTCCTGCACAGATTGCCAGATCCTTGGAGCTTACCCGTGCACAAGTAGAAAATTATATTGATGCTTGGAAGGGCTTTGTTCATGACAATAAAGCTGTTCGTGACCGTGCCAAGGAAGCTTTGGCGGGAGCAGATGAGCATTACAACATGCTTATCAAAGAAGCTTGGGTAACATTAAATCAGGCAGATGCACAAGATTCTCCAAATGTTAAAGCACAAGTTATTAAGCTTATTGCTGATATTGAAGCAAAGCGTATTGATATGCTTAACAAGGCGGGAGTCCTAGAAGATAATTCTATGGCTGATCAAATCCTAGAATCAGAAAGAAAGCAAGAGATACTTATTGGTATTCTAAGAGATGTTACTTCATCTTGTGATCATTGTAAATGGGAAGTATCAAAGAGGTTAGGTCAAGTTACTGGTCAAGTAGAGGCCGTTGTTGTAAATGACTGATTTTGATGTCTTTTTAGATGCTCTTGAGGGTGATGAATTTGACGAAAAGCCAGCATCACTTGAAGAGTTTGTAACAAGCAAAAATTATTTAGGTTTACCACCATTGTCTGAATATCAATATCAGATGATTCGTGCTTCCACTCAAATCTATAAGCGTGAGACACTTCACAAAGTTTACGGTGAAGTAGAAGGTGAAAAGATTTGGAAGCAAACTTGTTCTGAAGTTATTCTTCAACTCGGCAAAGGTTCTGGAAAAGACTATACATCTACTATTGCTTGTGCATATATGGTGCACTTGCTTTTATGTCTTGCAGATCCCGCCAGATATTATGGCAAGCCACCAGGCGATGCTATTGATATTATTAACATTGCTATCAACGCAATCCAGGCAAACCGAGTATTCTTCAAGGGTTTTAATCAGCGTATTGAAAAATCACCTTGGTTTCAAGGTAAGTACATTGCCAAGGCAAATATGGTTGAGTTTGATAAATCAGTTACAGTTCACTCAGGTCACTCAGAGCGTGAAGCATGGGAAGGCTATAACGTTCTCGTGGTTATCCTTGACGAAATTTCAGGCTTTGAACTTGAATCAACATCTGGACATGACCAAGCAAAAACAGCATCAGCTATTTATAAGATGTATCGTGCATCCGTAAACTCCCGTTTCCCAGACTTCGGCAAAGTAATTCTTCTTTCATTTCCACGTTTTAAGAATGACTATATTCAGCAGAAGTATAACGAGGCGGTAGCTGAAAAAGAAACCGTTATTAGACACCACAAGTTTAAGGTAGATCCAGATTTGCCTGATGGTACTGAAGGAAATGAATTTGAGATGGAATGGGAAGAAGACCATATTATCTCGTATAAAGTACCTAGAATGTATGCTTTGAAAAGACCTACATGGGAAATTAACCCTACCAGAACTATTGATGATTTTACTATTGACTTTTATACAGACCCTACAGACGCATTGTCACGCTTTGCCTGTATGCCACCAGACGCTACAGATGCGTTCTTTAAGAATCGTGCAGTAATTGAAAAAGCATTTAGTAATCCAAAGTTAAATGTAGATTCATACGGTAGATTTGATGATGAATTTAAGCCTAAAGAGGATGTTAAGTATTTCATGCACGTTGACTTGGCACAAAAACATGACCATTGTGCCGTTGCGTTGGCTCACGTTGATGGCTGGGTAACTATGAAAATTGGTGATCAATACAAGCAAGCAGCACCCAGAGTTATTGTGGATGCGGTTAGATTTTGGACACCTACAGCATCAAAGTCAGTTGATTTTACAGAAGTTAAAGACTATATTACAAGCGTAAGAGATCGTGGTTTTAATTTAAAGATGGTCACATTTGACCGTTGGAATTCACACGACATGATGCAACAACTTGGAGTGCACGGGATTAAGACTGAGAT